TTTTTTTTTTTTCGTGGGAAGTATCCGTTAATAGAATTGAATAATTGGTTTTGAAAAGCTTGCTAAAAGCGGGATAGTAGGATACTCTACGTGGATACTCAGAAAGGAGGTTGAAATGCCTGTAAGAGATGAGGTGGTGGGGTTGGTTGGAATCACTCAAAGACAGCATTACATGCGTCGCAGCTCAACAAGTAAGAGGATTAGATATCCGTTCAAGGCCATGATCCGTGGTGACTACTTCTTGTGTGAGTCACCTCTGGAAGTGGAAAACATCAGAAGCGCATTAAAATCGTTCTACCGGCGCTACCCGACAAGGCGGTTTACTGTCAGGCAGGGTGAGGAAGATGGTCTTTGGATCGTGAGGAGGGTTTAGACATGGCTTTGTCAAAAGAACAGCGAGCGGAGCGTCGCAAGGCTGCGCGGTCGCTTCAAAAGCCTCCTACGCTGCTTAAAGCGTCCCTGGCGGCACGTTTAAATGAGCCTGTACCCAAGCCTAAGGGGGGTCGATTTAAAGCGCTGAGCGAGCGGGAATGGCGTTTTGTGCATGAGCTGGTGTCTGGCGAGGGCCAGGTCACGATGAAAGAGGCTGCAATACGTGCGGGGTATTCTGAAGCCTCAGCAACAAGCATGGCCACCGCATTAACAAGTCCTGAATCGCACCCCCACGTTGTGGCCGCTATACAGGAATTTAGGCGTGAGATAGCAGAAAAATACGGCACCACGTTCGAGCGGCACATGAGGGACATGCAGATTATTCGTGACAGGGCACTCGAGGCGGGCAATTACGGCGCCGCGGTGGCTGCTGAATATAGGCGTGGGCAGGCGCTCGGGACTATCTACATTGATCGCAAAGAAATCCGGCACGGTACGATTGACAGCATGTCTAAAGAGGAAGTTATGCGTAAGCTTACAGAGATTAAAAAACTCTATGGTGGCTCGCCTGGTGGGGTGTTGGATATTGAAGTCAATCAAATTGAGGAGGTAAGCGATGCCGATGAAACCGGAAGCAGCGCTCTCGAAAAAGTTAAGCGAAAATTTGCCGCAAGCCCTGATCACGAAGATCGAGAACCGGGTGAACCTCGGGATTCCGGATCTTCTGATAGCTTTGGATTCTCCTTCGATGTTCGTAATGATGGAGTTGAAGATAGTCAAGACAGGACTAAAGATAAACCTTAGTCCCCATCAATACAGTTTTCACCTAAAGCACGCCAGCATGGGGTGCCCGACTTTTATACTCGTTCAGTACTACCCGCCTGAGTCTTCGGGAGATAAACCCTTATTAAAGCTCTACAGAGGCGCTCAGGCGCTTTTTCTGTTCGATGAAGGGGTAAGGGTACCCCCCATCGCGCAATGGCCTGTGAGGGCTGTAGACTGGTCCGAGATGCGTGCTTTGTTGGCCGATGGGTAAGAAAAAGCCCTGACTAGCAGGGCTTTAGGGTTACTTGTTTTTCTTATCTCTGTTCATAAAGGCCTGAAAAACTGCAAACATAAGAAGACGTGAGATTAGTTTGAACATTCCTGGATTTGTAGGCGTTGTTTTCATGGTGCGACAGTTTCCAGAATGTTCTTAAATAGTGGGTGCACATTGTCCCAGTAGGCGCCGATGTCCTTCGGGAAAACCCGTATCTGTTCTCTTATTTCGTCCATACTGGTGACAGTTATCACGCCAGAGCTCGGGTAGGTAGAGCTCACAAAGTAGGCGTGGTTTTTGACGTGCACAATGTCACCACATTCCACTGGCTGGCCATTCAAGTACTTAATCATATAAACCCCTTCAATTCTGTTTTGAGTGCTTCGACAAGCTCCCTATATTCTGGCTTATTGCGACCCTTAGTGATAATGACCACCAGGTGAAATAATGCATCAGTATCCGCGAGCTCCTTTATCCAGTAGCTCGCGTCAGGCCCATTGTCCGCGATTAAACTCATTAAATCGTCGGTGCTCTGTTCGTTTATTTCGTTCTGATAATCTTCGTCTCCATGTACGTCGTCATAGCGACCTGGCCATGTATTAAAGTTCATGATAGTCCTTTATAAGTAATTAGCTAAAATGATTGTCGTGGCGCCCAGTACGGCCGCGATTGTGGCGTGTATTTTTTCGCTCATGTTATTTAATCCCTAACATTGTTTTAATCTCGGCCTTGATGCGTCGTGCTTCAGGTCCGCGCCATGTTCCTGAATTGGCCAAAAAATATACCAAGATTGTGCGCGCGTCGTCATACCCGTAATTGTCATCAAGGTCAGACAATGCGAGCATTGATCGGATATAAGGTAGCGCGCCAAAATACGGCCGTTTCCAATTGTCCAAGATATCGTTAGCTATGCTATATATCTTACGATCTACAATAGTGTTTTCCATTATTTTCTTCCTGTATAGGTGGCCGCGATACCCTCGCGGCATAGGGTTTTTACTCTGTCAATTGTGCGAGGGATTCTACTAGGCCGTCGTGATAACCATCAGAGTATCCGGCGCGCGCAGTATCCCCAAAGGGTTTAGCGCAAGGTTTACCCTGTAGCGCGTCGCGTTTCCCTTGTTTATATGCTGTGTCGTATCGTAGTTGATTTGTATTAGTTTGCATTTGGTTACTCATGCTGTTTGCTCCAATTTAATTATCCGAATAACTTTATGCATACTGACACCATGCGCAGGGTATGCAATAACTGTTACCTTTTTGTCGTAGCACGCGCGACAACCCTTACACTTTCCACCATTGGCATATGCTTCGCACAATTTCATACCCTTTTTTATGTCTTGTGGTGTAGGGATAATCACTGAACCATGTAGTTTTTTAGTGTATTCGCCTGTTACGCTATCGCTACTGAATCGGACCGATACATTAGGCAAGCTTGCCATGGCCTGAAGCACTAGCGCAAACTTGGGGAATTTATGCATTCTTGTGGGTAACCAATGCGACACCCAAGGGGTGCGTTTCATAACTTCTAGCATTTTCTCGGCCAAACCTAGCGCGTACATATCACCACTATCAAACCAGCGAAAGAATTGGTCCTTGTTTAATTCTGCAACCATGTCGTCAACCCACTCCAGGCGCTGCCAATCTTCTTTATTGTGGCGTCTAGGTGCTTTCACATTCTCAAAGCGATAATTTCCCGTTGTCGCATAGCAGCCCTTACATGCTGGCACTAATTCACCAGGTGAAGCTATTGAGCCAGGGCAAGTGTCTAAAGCTTGAAGGGACCAAGAGCGGATCCCGTCTAATTTTGAAGTCACTGAAATTTTCATGATCTATTTCTCTCTGTATGTGTAGATAATAATTAATTAATCTTCTTCGCCTGCATATGGGTCAAACCCTGAATCATTGCCATGTCTCTGCGCCCACTCCCTGCGCTGGATCTCTTGCAAAGCAAAAGCATAATTTTCTATATCTTTTTCTAATTGTGCTTTATGTCCTTTTTCCTCTGACTTCCAATCAAATGGTTCGTAGATCATTTTTAGCTCCGGTTTGTTTTCGTTTGCTTGTACTGCGCGTTAAGTGTAACAACAAAACACCACAAAACACCACGCCCACAACATGATATTTTTTAATCAGAATAGATAACTAATAGTTTTCTTTTAATAGTGTTTAGACGTGTTTTAAGGCCTTTTGAGCGTGTTTAGTGGTTCTTGAGGCCTATACATAGGGCAAAACAACGCTTGTTTTTATGCGTGTTCCACGTGGAACAATAGGGGAAAAAACTGTATCATAATTAAAAAACAGTGAATTTCACTACAAAAGAATGTTTATACATTTGTTATAACTGCCCGCACGAAAAAAAGGATAAACCAGGCCCGCGGTCCGCGGCCCGTTTTCCCTGGTAAGTTTCCCGAGCTCGCGGCCCGTGATCCGTGATCCGTGTTGCTTGGTCCGCGGCCATTGTTCCACGTGGAACAATGCGCGGCCGGTGGTGCGTGGTGCATGCCTGGTGGCCGGTGGTCAATGATGCGCGGCCCGCGGCCAGGGATCCTAGGTGCATGTTGATTTGTTCCACGTGGAACAATGCGCGGCCCGCGGGCCCTGGTACATGGACCATGTCACCAGGCCCGAGCACCGATAGCCAGGCGCTATGCATTACGGGCAACGATAGGCGCTAGCTATCCAAGAGCCGCGGCTCAGGGTTAACCCTCAGGGTACCTTGGGGTGATCGGGTTTACCCTAGGTTAGTGGGCACTCACTCACAGAAAATAGGCCTACCTTCGCGCCTGCGGCAGCTTGAGCCCTATTTCACACAAAATATCACCGCCAGATCGTAAATGACTAAGAAGACCTTACTGTCGTCCCGTGAACCACCCCCCTTTGTTTTAAAAACGCATATGCCTAAAAATTTTTTAAAATTTCAAACGCAAATGACTTTGTGACATAGATCACAAACTTATATTCACTGCACACAAAGTCTCGGTTATAGAAACCTTCTGTGCTGCGTGATATCATCGCGCCATGAACCTTGCACATAGTTCCCATGCGGCTGAGATAGAATCCGAGAAGCTCAGGCTCGAGTTGCGTCTTTCGATGTTGGATGCCCAAGAGAAAGCCCGTGAGCATTTCATCGACTTTGTTCGTTATGTCTGGCCATCCGCGATCCTCGGAGAGCATCACCGAATCATGGCTAATGCTTTTGACCGCATTGCCAAGGGTACGCTCAAGCGCTTGATCATCAACATGCCACCGAGACACACCAAGTCCGAGTTTGCATCCTATCTTCTGCCTGCCTTTTTGATGGGCCTTGATCCGCGGACCAAGGCAATTGAGGCGACACACAACAGCGAGTTAGCCGTAAGGTTTGGCCGTAAGGTGCGAGACTTGATGGATACGCAGGGGTACAAGGAATTGTTTCCTGATGTGTTGCTCAAGCAAGATAGCAAGGCGGCGGGTCGGTGGGACACGAATAAGGGCGGGGAATACTTTGCGGTCGGCGTGGGGGGTGCGATGACGGGTCGCGGTGCGGATGTCTTGATTATTGACGACCCGCACTCGGAGCAGGATGCGATGAGTGATTTGGCGTTGGACAATGCGTGGGAGTGGTATAGCTCGGGTCCTCGCACGCGCTTGCAGCCTGGTGGTTCGATTGTGGTGGTGATGACACGGTGGGGGACGAAGGATTTGACGGCGCGGTTGTTAAATGCGCAGAAATCGCGGAACGCGGATCAGTGGGAGGTGATTGAGTTTCCTGCTATTTTGCCAAGCGGGCGGGCGTTGTGGCCGGAGTTTTGGAAGTTAGAGGAGTTGGAGGGTGTGCGGGCATCTTTGTCTGTGCAGAAGTGGAACGCGATGTACCAGCAGCAGCCTACCAATGACGAGGGTGCAATTCTCAAGCGCGAGTGGTGGAAGGTGTGGCAGCACGATGAGCCGCCACAAGCGGACTATGTGATTCAGAGTTACGACACGGCGTACTCCAAGAAGGAGACGGCGGACTTTTCTGTCATCACGACATGGGGCGTGTTTCACCCAACCATGGACGACGGGCCAAACATCATCTTGATGTCTGTCAAGAAGGGGCGGTGGGACTTTCCTGAATTAAAGAGAATAGCGATAGAGGAGTACAGGTACTGGCAGCCGGACAATGTGCTGATTGAGGCGAAAGCGACGGGAACGACCTTGCAGCAGGAGTTGCGACGCGTCGGGATTCCTGTGACGATGTACTCGCCGGGCGGTCGTAGAACCGGGCAGGACAAGGTATCGCGAGCAAACTCGGTAGCCCCGATCCTTGAGTCTGGGTTAGTGTGGGCGCCTGACACACAATGGGCCGAGGAGCTTGTCGAGGAATGCGCGGCCTTTCCTAACGGGGATCATGACGACCAGGTGGACAGCACGATACAGGCGCTGATGCGGTTTCGCTCGGGCAACTTCATTACTCTGGGCACGGACGAGCCGTGGGAGGACAAAACGGATGCGGGGGTTGTGCCGGAGTATTATTGAGGGCTGACAAAAGTTATAGGGGTTGTGCCGGAGTATTATTAAGAGATACAATCAGGCGAAGAGTATTGATATACTCACGCTATTACTCGCATGTATGCGATAAGGACATAACATGGCCACAAAAACTCTTGCTGACGTATATGACCAATATCTTGGACGCGCGCCGGATGCGGCGGGTGCAGAGTATTGGAATCAGCAGTTGGCGGGTGGCTCAAGCCTTGCGGATGTAGAGCGCGCTATTGCGGCGTCTTCTGAGGCGTCGAAGTTAGCGGCTGCACCGCGAAAAGCTGCTGTCAATAACCCTACTTTTCAGGAAGCGAACAGGGACGTAGAGTTTGCCAAGCCGATGAAGGTGACTGCCGCTGCGGTCAGTAATGTCTTGCGGGATCTGCAGGGCGGAAAAACGCAAGGCGAGTGGGTGCCTGAACGGGTTCTGTCTAACGGACAGATTAAATATAAGTTTGTGGGCGATTTAGGTACGCCTAAGTTGGCGGACGTATACGGAATTTATGCAAGTCTGCCTGACACCGTATCTTCTTGGGGTGAATTGGCTGACCAGATTTCGTACTTACAGGCTAACCCACAGCAGCAGTTAACTGCCCCTCCTGCGGATCAGTCGCGGGGCTACTACGGTTCGTTGGCCTTGGCTATGGATGCATCACCCACGGGACAATTAACGCGTGAGCAGCAGCGTGCAATTGCGGCGCCTTACTACGCAATGACCACGGACGCGGAAGGCAATCGTACCCGCACAATGAAGGATTTGATGTACCTTCAACCTGGCACAGATTATTATCAACAGATTCGGAATGCGGGCACGGCTGCGCAGCAATTGCAGCAGTTAAACAATACCTCGATGCAGCCGGTTAACTACGGCACAGCAGCAGGCACTACCTCTGGCTACAACCCTGCTCAAATCACAGGTGCGCAGACCGTGGAAGTCCCATCGTATGGTTCGTCTACTCCTACACAAAACGGCTATGGCACAACCCCTGGCGCATATCGCCCCGTGACCCCGCTGCCCTTTGGTGATGTATTGAGTCAGACCATGCAACCTGCGTCCACACCCTTTACGATGCCACAGCAGCAGCCTGTGTTTGGAGGACCGGTTAACGTACCGAGCACCAATCCTTTTGACACAACCTACACGCAGCCTGAGACTTTTGTATATCCCGCACAAACGCAACTTCCTCCCATGCAGTACGCTAACCCCTTTGAGCCTGCGATGTTTGCAGAGGGCGGGGAAGTCAATCAGACTGGGTTTATGGAAGTAGGCACGCCTGGCTTTATGTCGCAGGCCATGTCTGGGCAAATGCCGACTTATCAATACCCAGCTTACGGCGGAATGCCGCAGGACGTGTTTGATTGGACGGCGCCACGTGTCTCGCAAGGCAAACTCATTCAGCCTCCTCGCCAAGCGCCCGCGCAGTTTGTGGCGCCTCTGTATACTGCCTCTACTATGCCCCTCTTTGGTGGAAGCCCGACAAACACTGTTATTGGTGGTACGGGCAACGACATCTTTGCCCCAACCCCCATTACTCCGGTAGACACCGTTACGGGTGGCACGGGCAACGACATAATTACTACCCCGCCTGTAGACTACACCCCTGCGATTACACAAGCCTACAGCGACATTCTCGGGCGAACGCCTGATGCAGCGGGCTTGAGTTATTGGTCAAACTTGGCCAACCAAGGCGTAAGCATGGACGATATTCGTCGTGATATCCAGCTTAATGAGAACCAACTGATTTCGCAAGCGTACAAGGACATTCTTGGCCGTGATGAGGTTGACGCTCCGGGTTTGGCTTACTGGGCTAACAGTGGCCAAGACATGGACACGATCCGTCGCAATATACAGCTTAACAAAGAACAGCAAGGCATCGCAGCATTGCCCGTGGCCCAAGGAACTACAACGCCTGTTGCGGAAACGGCACCTGTTGTTGCGCCCGTAGCACCCGTAATTGCGCCCCCAGTCCCCAGACAATATTTCCAGACTACAAACTATGAGTCTGGCGAGGGGTATATGGTCGATCTTCCAACCCCAATGGCGGGTTTTGAAGCCGACGCTTCTGGCGGTAGTTGGTACAACTCAAGCGACAGCAGTGGTGCTGTTGGCGCAAATGCTGGCGCAGAGGCAGCCGCCGCCGCTGCTGATGCCGCAGCCTCCGCAGCTAATAATGATGGCCCCGGTGATGGAGTAGGATCAGCCGGTAATGACGCAGGCGCCGCTGGTCAAGGCGCGGGAACCGGGGCGGAAGGTACTGGTAACGAATAACACAACAAGGTCATACATATGTCAGTAGATAAGGCAATAAATCCTGCGCCGTTGACGGTTGAGATTGAACAACCGGACATGCCTGACGTTGAGATCATCCTTGAGGATGACGGCAGTGCTGTCATTGAGATAGGCGACGAGGATGAGGTTGGTTTTTACGGCAACTTAGCCGAGGTCATTGATGAGGGCGAGTTGGCTCACGTCTCCATTGAGCTCATGGCGATGTTTGATGCTGACAAATCCGGCCGTGGTGACTGGGAACAGATGTACTCCAAGGGCTTGGAGTTGCTGGGGCTCAAGATTGAGGAGCGCACGAAGCCATTCCGAGGTGCGGCGGGTGCGGTGCATCCCATGCTGACCGAGGCGATTGTGCAGTTCCAGTCCCAAGCTATGAAGGAATTGATGCCGGCGGGCGGCCCTGTGCGTACACAGATCGTGGGCAAAGAGACTTTAGACAAGTCGCAGCAAGCGGCGCGCGTGCAAGACTTCATGAACTACCAGATTACGTCTGTCATGAAGGAATACACGCCTGAGTTTGACCAGTTGCTCTTCTACACGGGCTACGGCGGCTCGGCATTTAAGAAGATTTACTACGACGAGCAGCTCGAGCGCATGGTGAGCAAGCTCTGTTTGCCTGATGACGTGTACATCCCGTATTGGGGATCGAGTGTCATGAGCGAATGCCCACGGATCACGCATCGTATTGCGATGGATTCCAACGCATTTCGCAAGCGCGTGGTTTCCGGCGAGTACTTAGATACGCTTGTTTCGCCGAATACGAGTTCTGGGGATGCCAGTCAGATCCGTTATTCGATTGACAAGCAGACAGGGGTTGTGGAATCCGGTGCGCCAGAAGAGCTTTTCCTGTTGGAGTTCCAAGTAGACTTGGATATTCCTGGCTTTGAGGATTTGGATGAGGACGGCGAGCCCACGGGTATCAAGCTTCCTTACGTTGTGACTATTGAAGAGAACAGCGGTTCGGTCATCGCGGTTCGTCGCAATTGGGTCGAGGGCGATCCGAAATGCTGCCGACGCGAATACTTCGTGCATTACGTCTTGGTTGAGGGTTTGGGTGCTTATGGCTTGGGTTTTGTTCACCTAATAGGTGGATTGTCCAAGACTGCGACTGCGGCCCTTCGTCAATTGCTTGATGCGGGTACACTCTCGAACCTACCGGCAGGCTTTAAGGCTAAAGGCGCGCGGATCGCGGACGATGATCAACCGATTCAGCCAGGTGAGTGGCGTGATATTGACGCGGGTGGCGCAGAACTAAGCTCTTCGCTCTTACCTTTGCCGTACAAAGAGCCTTCACAGACCTTGATGCAGCTTCTTGGCTTTACGGTCGAGGCAGGAAAGCGTCTGGCAAGCACGGCTGACATGCAAGTGGGTGATGGCAACCAAGCTGCGGCGGTGGGAACTACGATTGCACTGCTTGAGCGTGGCTCGATGGTGATGTCTGCCATCCACAAGCGCATGCATTATGCTCAGAAAATGGAATTTGAGATGCTGGCCAGAGGTTTTGGCGAGTATCTGCCTGATGAGTATCCATATGACGTGCCTGGCGCATCACGGAGCATCAAAAAGCGCGACTTTAACAACATGGTTGCGGTCTTGCCTGTTGCGGATCCTAACATTTTCTCTGCTGCACAGCGTATTTCTCTGGCTCAGACGCAATTACAGTTGGCGCAAAGCGCGCCACAGATGCATAACATGTACGAAGCGTATTATCGCGTGTACGCATCGCTGAATGTGCGTGATATTGACGGTATTTTGCGCCCTCAGAACTCACAAATGCCCAAGGATCCGTCAACCGAGAACGCTGACGTGTTGGACGGCATGCAATTAAAGGCGTTTGCTGGCCAACAGCACGATGCGCACATTGCAACGCACCTGATGATGGGTCTGTCCCCAATTATTGGGTCGCAGCCCATGGCGGCCATGGCTTTGCAGAAGCATATTCTTGAGCACGTACGTCTGAAAGCCGAAGAGGACACAGAAGTCGATCTCTTTAAGCAATACGGCATTGATCCTGGTCAGATGGTTTCTGAAATCCAGCGTGAAGGCATGATTGCCATCAAGTGTGCGCAGTACATGCAGCAAGTGCGTGATCTGCAAAACCAGTTGGCAGGCGGTGGTGGTCAAACCGATCCGGTGGTCGCGCTCAAGGAACAGGAACTCAAGCAGCAAGCGGCCAAGGATGAGGCTGATTTGCAGATTGACCAACAGCAGTTGGCCATTGACCGTGAAAAGATTGCACAGTCCGAGAAATCAAACCAAATGCGTGTTCAAACACAGCAAAACATCGCTGATCAGCGTGCGGAAGTCGCACGTGAGCGCGCACGAATCCTGCAACAGGGTATGGAGAGACGTAATGCCAATTAAAAAAGGCAGGAGCGACAAGGTCGTGAGTGGAAATATTTCAGAGATTGTGAGAGACTATGACAAATCTGGAACGATAGGCAAAAGCAAACCCGCAAGCAAGGCAAAAGCGGTTAAGCAAGCGGTTGCGATTTCTTTGTCTACAGCAGGTCGCTCGAAAAAGATGCGTGATGGTGGTGTGGTTCGCACCATTAAGAAACGTGATGGCAATCAGCCCGTAAAAATTTACTAGGAGCATTTTATGCCCAACAAGTCCCAAGTTCGTAAGCCTACTGCTGACCAGAAAAAAGAGATGGAGCAGTCACGCCAAAAGCTTCAGCGCGCACAGCGCGAAGAAAACGACCTACTTAGTAGGATTGCGCCTATGTTTGGCAAAGCTGCGCGTGATGATGCAAAGCAGGCAAAGAAGGACATGGAGGCGGTGCCAAAGGCTGTTCGTGACTACGAAGACATGGCTGCCTCTGAAGTGCAATACCCCGATGACGGCACAACGCCCATCAAAAAGAGCAAAGGCGGTATGGTCACGGCTCGCGGTCAGGGCTGCGTGATGAAAAAGAAATCCACACGAATGTATTGAAATTTATGGCCTTCAGACGGTGGCTTGTTACTGTCTGCCTTACATGGAATAGACCATGCTTGAATTTGCAGAAGCAGTCCTGAAAGAAATCAGGAAACTGCAGCAGGACTCGGAGATGATTGTGCTCAATGGCACAATCGCTGATATGGAACGCTATCGTTTCATGATGGGTCGCCTCGAAGGTTTAAAAATGGTAGAGAACTCTGTTCGTGAAGTATTGAAGAGGGCTCGACAAGATGATTTTTAACCAAGAGGGAGTGACCAGTGGAAGCTGAGAAAACGTTAACTGCGCTTGAGCGCAAGTGGCAGCAAGAAGCCTTGGAGAAAGGTCCAAGTCTAGACGACGCCTATACGGCAGACGGGGAATTTGATCCCTCGAAGCTTGAAGGCGAAGTAATGGACAGGATTCCAACCCCAACAGGCTGGCGCATGGCCATTTTGCCGTATCGAGGTGCGGAGAAATCCAAAGGCGGTATTGTTCTTGCCGAAGAAACCCAAAAGCGTACGCAATTAGCCACGACATGTGGCTATGTACTAAAGATGGGTGACTTGGCGTTTAAGGACGAGTCTAAATTCCCTCACGGTCCGTGGTGCAAGGAGGGGGATTGGATCATCTTTGGTCGTTACGCGGGTTCTAGGATCTCTATTGATGGTGGAGAGATTCGTATCTTGAACGATGACGAGATTATTGGCGTGCTCAATGATCCTTCTGATATTTTGCATATGTAAGGGGTAGGGAATGGATAACCAAGAACTAGAGTACAAGATCGGAGAGGACGAAAAGCCTGCTACGGTCGAGATTTCTTCTGATAACGAGGCGGTCTTGCAAGAAGAGCCTGAGCAGCGGGTCGTGACTCAGGAATCATCGGACAAAAATGCTGATGGCGAAGAAGAGCTTGAGGAATACAGCGGCAAGGTCAAGAAGCGTATAGACAAGCTTACGGCTCGCTTACGCGAGACACAGCGCCGTGAGGAAGCGGCCATTACGTTTGCCAAGAATGTGCAAGCGCGGTCCAAGCAACTTGAGGAGCAGTTCTACCGCACGGACGCCGAGCGCTTGGGGCATGCTAAGAGTCGCATGGAAACAGAAACCATGACACTTAAGCAGATTATTCGTAAAGCGCGTGAGGAAGGCGACATTGACACAGAGACTGAGGCACAAGAGCGTTTGACCTCTCTTTTGTATGATCAGCGTCGTTTATCTGAGGCTACTACACAGCGCCAAGCGCAGATGCAGCAGTACCAACAGCAGCAAGAAGCGTTGCGTCAACAGCCTGTTGTCCAGCCGCGGCGCGCGGAGCCTGATCCTCAGGCAGAGGAGTGGGCGGAGCGCAATCAGTGGTTTGGTCGCGACGTGGCCATGACACATGCTGCTCAGGGGATACACATTCAGCTTGTTAAGAACGAAAAGTTTGACCCAAACTCAAATGAGTATTATGATGAGCTAGACCGACGTATTCAGGAATCCTTTCCACATAAGTTTTCTGACAACGCCAATCGAAATTCCAGAGCCAATCGACCCGTGCAAACGGTTGCGCCTGCCACCCGATCTTCGGGAGTCAATAATAGTAGTTCCGCACGCCGCACGGTTAGGTTAAACCCTAGTCAAGTTGCGATTGCTAAAAAATTAGGTGTTCCTCTCGAGGAATATGCCAAGTATGTTAAGGATTAAGCCATGAGTGAAATCAACGTGCCAAAATTGAATCGCAATCCTCGCACAGTGGAAACACGTGAGAAAGATGCGCGCCGTAAACCATGGGCTCCTCCATCACGCTTGGATGCGCCTCCTGCCCCAGAGGGGTTCCGTCACCGTTGGATTCGTTCCGAAGTCAATGGCGTGGATGACCGTATTAACGTGTCTTCCAAGCTACGTGAAGGATATGAGTTGGTTCGCGCCGACGAACATCCCGAATTCCAGTCTCCCTCGGTAGAAGATGGTCGTCACGCTGGTGTTATCAGCGTAGGTGGCTTGATGCTTGCACGGATTCCAGAAGAAACAGCAGAGGAACGCAAAGCATATTACGCTGCGCGAACGCATGACCAGTTAAGGTCTGTTGACAATGAACTGTTAAAGACGAATGCACATTCGTCCATGAAAATTAACAGGCCAGAGAGACAGACAAAAGTATCCTTTGGTGGCCCCAAGGACGACCAATAAACCCTATTAAGGAAATGACAAAATGGCAAATATCGACAAGCCTTTTGGTCTAAAGCCTCTCGGTAATCTTTCTGCTACTGGCGCACAGAAGCAGTATGGTTACGTGATTGCTGATGATCAAGCCGGCGCAATTTTTCAAGGTGACCTCGTTACCGTTTTTGACGGCTACTTGGTTCAATATGATCCCGCTGTGCACACTGCCGCTGTTGGTGTGTTTAACGGCTGCTTCTACAATGACCCAACTACACAAAAGCCAACTTGGAAAAACTACTACCCAGGTAGCGTGGATGTGACTATCGGCCAGATTCAGGCTGATGTCATTGATGACCCAAGCCAGCTTTTTATCATTCAAGCTGCGTCTAGCGTCACACAAGCATATGTTGGCTGGAACGCTGACGTGTCTGTTGGCACAGGCAATACTACGACTGGTGTTTCTGGTATGGAATTGGCGGGTACCCCCGCAAAAACCGCCGCATTGGATCTGAAGATTGTTGGCTTGTACAACGTCCCAGGCAATGAATTCGGCACCAATGCAGTTGTCGTGGTGAAGATTAACCAACACCTCTACGGCAGCGCTGGTGTTATTGGACAAGGAACCTAATCATGGCTATTTCACGCGCACAACTAGTAAAAGAACTTGAGCCTGGTCTCAACGCCTTGTTTGGCCTTGAGTATAAAAACTACGATCAAGAACACAAAGAGATCTATGACATCGAGTCATCTGATCGTGCTTTTGAAGAGGAAGTCATGCTCTCCGGTTTCGGTGAAGCTCCTGTTAAGACCGAAGGTGCAGGTGTCTCTTATGACAATGCACAGGAAGTCTACACAGCGCGCTATACACACGAAACGATTGCATTGGCCTTCTCGCTGACCGAGGAAGCCGTTGAGGATAACCTTTACGACCGTCTCGCTGCTCGTTACACCAAGGCTCTTGCCCGTTCGATGGCTACCACCAAGCAGATCAAAGCTGCTGCAGTGCTCAATGGCGCTTTCACCACCTCCATCGGTGGCGACGGTAAGCCTCTTTGCGCTTTGGATCACCCAACACTGGGCGGCCCAGATCTTAAGAACGAGCTTGCAACTCCTGCTGACTTGACAGAAACATCGCTTGAGCAGTCTCTGATTGACATTGCAGCTTTCACCGACGAACGTGGCCTAAAAATCGCCGTTCAAGGTTTGAAGCTGATTGTTCCAAAAGAGCTCCAGTTCACAGCCGATCGTATCCTAAAGTCTACACTGCGTGTTGGCACAGCCGATAACGACATCAATGCCATCAAAAACATGGGCATGGTGCCACAAGGCTACAGCGTCAACCACTACCTGACTGACCCAGATGCTTTCTTCATCCTGACAGATGCTCCAAACGGCATGAAAATGTTTGAGCGTGTAAGCATGAAGACTGGTTTCGAAGGCGACTTCGATACAGGCAACGTGCGCTTCAAGGCGCGCGAACGCTACTCGTTTGGTTTTAGCGACGCTAGAGGCATTTTCGGTTCACCCGGAACGCCTTAATAAAGCACTTAGGTGATTTAGCCCCGCTCACAAGGCGGGGTTTTTCTTTTTCTTCGCCAGTCTTTTTCTTGACCGCTCGTCATGATGATGGATTCTGTGACAATTTGAACAAAGCGGGACACATTTTTTTATTTCTTCTAGTGCGGCGGAGAAGTTATTGCAGCGCAGTATTTCAAATATTTTTCTGTCTCCTGGAGACGGAGACACGTGATGAAAGTCAATTGCCGCCGGATGAGATAGGCCGCACTTGATGCAACTGACGCTTTCTTTGTATTCTATCCATTGCGTTCTAATTGACTTTTTCCTGGTTTGCGTTCTTTTTATGACTTCACTTTTGTTTGCTTCGTAGTGTTTTCTTGAATACTCACGATGCTTTAGCTTTCGCTTTTCTGGGTCTTTGTACGGCATCTGCTGCGTCCTTCGAGATATTTAACCGCCAGTATAAGCTATGCTTAAAGCCCCAAGGGATAGACGGTTCATACAACTTAAAACCTTCGCTTATTAAACTATTGCTGCTTGCTGGGTTTGCTGTTGTGTCGGTAATAAGCCAGTTCCAGTTTAACTTCTTTGCTTTGTTTACCCTAGCACGAATAAGTTTCTTCTGTATGCCATGGCCTGTGTACTCAGGCACGACTCCGGCACGGCACATATAGCCTGTGTCCCACCACCTTGAGGAACGGGTCAATCCTGCGAACCCAACAGGCAGGTTATTTTCCGTATATGCAATCCACCAGTGCCCGTGAGCCACGGCACATGGTTTGTCTGCAGGCAGACATTTCTTTTGCAGATAGAGCAATACATTTCGTATTGACATATCCCTTGTATCTACATAGCGTATGTGGAAGCGCATAATGACTCTCCTAGAGTCTTATTTATAGCGTATTTATGTTGCATATTGGAGGTTAAAAGAGTATAAATATGATATCTGGGAACCTCCAGCTTTACTGACCGCCCCAGCGGACGATGCAGAGACAGTAAAGCAAAAGTACTGCATATACAAGGAATTATCATGGCATTGACCACATTCAGCGGCCCAGTAAAATCGCTTAACGGTTTTGTTTCGGGCACAGATACCGACCCTATCGTTGTAACTACAGCTCAAAATATTGACTCCGCCTACGCAACATCTTCGGCTACAACCGGCGATACACGTTTAAGTTACTCCCGTTTGACGTTTACTTCGACAGGCTCCGGTGAAACAATCCGCGCCTTGACCCGAGTGACTGGCGCCAATGGTGCAACAGGCGGCACAATTAACGGCGCTCACGTCAGCTTGTCAATTAATGGCTCAGGCACCATTTCTGGTGCTGGTAACGCACTTCGCGCTACATTGGGCGGCAGTTCTACAAACCCCGGCGGCACAATCGCAGCTATTCAAGCTGACTCTGATTTTGCCTCTGGCGGTACTTGGACTAACGCCTCGTTCATTCGTTTCACAAATAGCGGAACAGGTACGGTTGCTAACTTGTTTAATGTTCCCGCTGGGATGGTAACGGCAAATACGCAGGGTGCTGCTACAAACTCATTGAAGATTGTGGACAGCGCAGGTACTGCTTACTACATTATGTTGACGACAACGAATTCATAATGCAGATTACCAAGGAATTTCTGGAAGCAGAGATTGCCGAGTTGCAGAAAGAGGCGGGGAAGGCTGAAGTCTTCCTCCTTCAATCAAAAGCAACAGTTGCGGCCTATCAAATGCTTATCAATCGCTTAGAAGCGCCAGAAAAAACGCAAGAAACGCAAGAACAGTAGGAGCTAATTATGAGCTTTGCAAGCGATATCTCGGCGGTCAGCAAGACTGCGACTGGGCAAGCGGTTAATGGACGTACACGCCTTGCGGGCATGTACTTTACACATACTGTCACACCTGCCACCATTACATTGCGTAGCGGTGGCGGATCCGGTACTGTTTTGCTTACTATGACCTCTCCTGCTGCGGCAGGATCTCAGGATATGATTATCCCTGACAATGGCATCCTGTTTACGGACGGCATCCACATTACGCTCAGTAGCGCTGAAATTACCAGCGTAACACTACTGTTCGTCGGCGGCGGCGCTGTTGCATAATGGCTAAGAAAACCCCCTCCCTATCAATTGGACGCGGGGAAAAGTTACCTGTGTCCAAGGGAGCGGGCTTAACTGCCAAAGGCCGTGCCAAAATGAATGCGGCAACGGGCTCTAATTTAAAAGCACCGGCACCAAACCCAAAAACCAAGGCAGATGCAGGGCGTAAGAAATCTTTTTGTTCACGCATGGGGGGTATGCCGGGCCCTATGAAGGACGAAAAGGGTCGCCCTACTCGTAAAGCCGCTGCTCTTAAACGATGGAAATGTTGATATGGAAGACTTAGTCAAAACAGCCCGTGAGTTAGCCACACACGCAAGCGAAATCAAACATCTCCAGTCTGATATGGACAGGGTGTTAGTAGAACTTAACGCCATGAAAGAGACGGTAGATTCTATTAACCAAAAGCTTGATAAAGCCGAAGGCGGATGGAAAACCTTGATTTGGATTGGTGGTATTGCAAGTAGCGTAACTGGTTTTATTGGTTTTATTATCGGGTATTTCCGAGGTTGAAATGTATCTTACAAGTAACATTCCGTACTTCAAGTGCTGGGTAAGAAAAGAGTTTACCAATGGGCATCAGAAGTACCAGGGTGAGTATATTCACGCATTGGCAGTAGCGGTAACTACAATTCCAGACCGAAGTTTAAGCTTTCAAGTGATTTTTACGGGCTGCGAAGCAGATGATGGCAGTCAAGAAAACGTGCATGGCGGAGCGATGTGGGCAAGAATGCCTTTAGCCGCTTTGGTGGGAGACATTCCACTAGAAAACTGGCCTGATCGCATGCTAAATCATTTGTCGCAACCTTGGGATTGCAATTCATACAACCACTCAATTATTAGTTTGGAGAGAGCAAAACCCTCTCCATGGTTATGCAAGATCAATAACGAATTTTTTACTGGCAGATACTTGTTTACGGTTGATTATGCAGAGAGCGAAGTGTCGGAAGACCCCTCACAGCATAAACAAAGCCATGTATTGATTCTGACGGATGCAGGGAAGTGGACGGGTAATGTGGTTGCATTACCAAATAACCGTGTACGGGTGACAAGCCCTGCATACTGGGTAACGGGCAAAGGTGCGCCCGACTTTAGGCCGAACCAATGGATACATTGTGCCGAGCAGGATGATTCGTACATGGATCCGCAACAAACTTTCAATAATTTATACAAGGATTAGTTAAAATGATGAATTCAAAGATGATGGCAGCAGGCGGCATGATGAAAAAAGGCTACGCTGCGGGTGGTGCTGTTAAGAAAAAGGAAGCGGCAGGCGGCGCTATGAAAATGGTCGAAAAGAACGGCAAGAAAGTTCCTGCTTTTGCGGCTGATGGGGTAGGTAAAATGGCCAAAGGCGGCATGGCAAAGTCAAAGATGATGGCGTCTGGCGGCATGATGAAAAAAGGTGCTGCTTCAGGTGGTGCTAAGGGTAAAAAGTAATGACAAAAACAGCCCCGTAAGTTATTCTGACAGGGCTGTGTTTAAAAGGCGAGGCCATGAAAACTTGTCGTGGAATGGGCGTAATTTTAGCTTCCAAAATGCCAAAGGGTAAGGAAAAAACTCGCCCAGATGACATGGAAGTTTTAACGTATGCCAAAGGCGGCGAAGCCAAGTCCAAAGTAAACGAGTCGGGTAACTACACCAAGCCTGGGATGCGCAAGCGGATGTTTAACAGCATCAAAGCGGCTGCGGTACAAGGCACAGGTGCAGGCCAGTGGAGCGGGCGCAAGGCACAGCTTTTGGCCAAACGCTATAAGGCCGGCGGCGGAGGCTATAAGTGAAAGCTCCGCAAAAATCCTTAAAGGCTTGGGGCGATGCTGATTGGCAAACAAAAAGTGGCAAGAAGTCGTCTGAAACAGGTGAGCGATACCTTCCAAAGGCCGCAATTAAGGCCTTAACTCCTGCTGAATATGCCGCAACTACGCGTGCAAAACGCAAGGGTAAGGCAGCAGGAAAGCAGTTTGTAGCACAACCGAAACGCATTAGTAAGAAGGTTAAACCCTTCCGCAAAGTTACTTAAATACTACTTTACAAGGAAATAATCATGGCCGGACGTGGAATGGGTGCTGCAATTAAAGGCGGCGGAGCAGTAGGAACGGGTCCTCGGAACAAGATGCTGAGTGAAACATCGCAGACTACGGGTCCTGTCATGATGAAAAACGGTGGCGCTGTTAACCAACACAAGCGCATGGCCATGGGCAAAAAGCTCAAAAAAGGCGGGATGGTTAAATAATGGCCACTTCAGGAACGACTGACTTCAACCTACAGATCGACGATCTGATTGAAGAAAGCTTCGAGAGATGCGGGATGAGGATGACCAATGGTTATCAGTTGACCAGTGCTCGTCGTTCCTTGAATCTGTTGTTCTTGGATTGGGCAAGCCGCGGATTGAACCTTTGGACTATTGAGGAAGCGACATTCCCTCTTGTTCAGGGTTCGCGGGAATTAGTGCTTGCCGCGGATACTGTCAACGTCTTGTCCGCCGTTATTCGTCTAAGCAATTCGGGTCCTAGTACGGACATCACGATTGATCGCATTAGCCGTGAAGAGTACTTGAACGTGCCTGACAAGACGACGCAAGCGCGCCCTTCTCAGTACTACGTCCAACGCTCTAATCCAACGACGGTATACCTGTATCCCGCTTCGGATCAAATCTACACCTTTGTCTATTACCGTATACGACGTATCGAAGATGCTGGGGATTACACCAACACGGCGGATGTTAACTTCCGTTTCCTGCCTTGTTTGGCAAGTGGTTTGGCGTACATGCTCTCATTAAAGTACGCGCCCGATCGTGCGGCGGCTTTAAAGCAAATCTATGAAGAGGATTTCCAACGCGCCGCACTCGCTGACCGCGATACTGCGAGTGTGCATTTTGTCCCTGATGTAGGGTACTAAAATGTCTTTTGCAACCGGAAAATTCTCGTATGCACTGTGTGACTACTGTGGCCAACGCTACGAGTACAACACGTTGCGCAAGAATTGGCGCGGTTTTATGGTGTGTCCAGAAGACTACGAGCCTAAAGAGCCGCAGCTTGAACCGTTAAAATACAGAGGGGACTCGATTGCGTTGCGTAATCCTCGTCCAGACCGCATTGAACCTGTTTCAGTCTTTGTTGGATCGCCTGGATTCTCGGCCTTTCAAAGTTTTGGCAGCGCCAATGGTGGCACAAACATGCAGCCTTATCCTCCTACCAAAGCGGTAGTGGGAGTGGGTAAGATTGGTTCAGTTACAGTGGTGACATCATGACATATGACGAGCTCGTCACGAACTTACGCAATTACACTGAGGTAGACGCAAACGTCTTCTCCCCTTCTGTCATCAACACGTTTATTACGATGGCTGAAAATCGTATTTTGCGTGACATTGATTTGGATGTATTTAAGGTAGAGGCTACAGCCAACACCACTTCGGGCAATAAGTTTTTAACTGCCCCTAGTGATATCCTGACCCATCGTTATTTAATGTTAACGTCAGGCACGGATCAGATTTTTCTTGATTTCCGTGACACGTCGTTTATGAAAGAGTATTGGTCAAATGGTGCTGAGACAGGAGTACCTAAGTACTATTCCGTCTGGAATCAGAATACGTTTTATCTGGCGCCTACACCTAACGCAAGCTTTACTGTTGAGCTTGGGTACATTTACCGTCCTACTCAGCTTTCTCCAGCTACTCCAACAACGTGGATTAGTAACAACGCGCCTGAAGCATTGCTTTATGCTTGCCTGATCCAAGCGTATAGTTACACTAAGGGTCCGTTGGAGATGCTGCAGTACTTTGAAAACAGCTATAAGCAGGCTGTACAGGGTCTGGGCATTGAGCAGCAAGGACGCCGCCGTCGCGATGAGTACAGAGACGGCATGATTCGTTTACCCATTAAGTCGGAGAGCCCTGGGCCATGAACATAGGACAAGCGCCAGTACTGTTGAATAAAGTCAAGGTTGCGACCACGAATGATCGTGGTCATACGCCTGAAGAACTTGCGCAACGCATGGTGGACAAGATTATTTCGGTAGGCAATAACAGCCATCCGGCTATTCGTGACCAAGCAATCGCTTTTCAGAGTGCTGTGAAGAACGTAGCGCTTGTTTATTTAAAGGAAGCAGTCAATCAGCACAATGCAACCATTGCAATTAGGCTGACAAAGGCTGGACATTCAAATTTAGTACACCTTTTAGGGGAATAATTATGGCTTTTACCGGAAATTTCATGTGTACCAGTTTCAAGACGCAGTTAATGGAGGCCGTACATGACTTCCGCACTGCTGGCGGAGACACTTTTAAGCTTGCTTTGTACGACGATAGCGCTGCGTTTACTGCGGCTACGACTGCGTACACGGTGACAAACGAAGTGGCCAACTCGGGCACTTATGCGGCAGGTGGTGGAACGCTTGTAAACGTGACGCCAACTTCTAGCGGCACGACTGCATTCACAGACTTTGCTGACCTGTCGTTTACGAGTGCCACAATCACCGCATATGGTGCGTTGATTTACAACAGCACGCCTACGCACACTTACACAAACCCTACTGTTTGCGTTCTTGACTTTGCTGGAGCAAAAACCTCTACCAACGGAACGTTTACAATTATTTTCCCGACGGCTGATGCAACTGACGCCATTATCCGTATCGCCTAATAGGACGGAAATGTGGCTGATGTACAGATCGCACTTGGCGGATTCGGATCCGAAGGCTGGGGAGTCGCAGCTTGGGGTGAAGGAAACAATTCTGTCTCGGCAACGGGAGAGGTTGGCGTTGTTGCGGTTACGGGTAATGCAGAGGCATTACTTACAGGCGTTTCGGCGACAGGAGAAGTAGGGCAAGTAGATGTAGTGTCGGCGATCGATGTACTGGTTACAGGGGTTGAAGGCACTGGACAGGTTGGAAGTGCTGTTGTTGCTGCAGGTGCGGATGTTTCTGTTACTGGTGCAGCGGGTACGGGCGAAGTTGGAAGTGTTACGGTTGAGCTTGTCCAAGCCGTTACGGTTACTGGCGTTTCGGCAACAGGACAGATAGGTAATGTTGCCATTACCGGAGGTGCTGAAATCTCCGTAACTGGAGTTAGTGCTTCTGCGTTACTTGGTGATGTTATTGCGGTAACAGGAACGGTAGTTGATCTTGTAGGCGTAGAGGGTACAACAGAACTCGGTATAGTATCTTTTAGCCTTGGAGCAACGGTTGACGTAATTGGCGTACAAGCCTCAGGACAGGTGGGAACAACAGTTATTACTGCCGATTCCTCCGTTACCCTAACAGGGGTGAGCGCTACTGCCGAACTAGGAAGCAACAGTGTTGTTATTTCGGTTGCAGTCAACGTAACAGGCGTTCAGGCTTTCGCCTCTGTGGGATTGGTACAAGTTGGAGCAGGGGTAGGCGTCAACGTAATAGGTGTCCAAGCAGTAGGACTTATTAATCCAACCATTGTCTGGGGCATTGTAAATGACAGCCAGAATGCAAATTGGCAAGTTGTAAATGACGCACAGGCGGGTATCTGGACTAAAATAGCAGCATAAAGGGAATATTGACATGACGATTAATTACACTACTCTTTTGGGATTTGCCCAGCCAGTACCCGGTACTGAAGCCAATACTTGGGGAACCGTTGTTAACGACAGCATCACTGAGTTAGTCGAAGACGCCATCGCAGGCAGCGCTACAGCAAGCGTAACCTCCGCTGATTGGACACTCACGACTACAGGTTCTGGCGCAGCTAACCAAGCCAGAAGTGCGATTCTTATTCCAACAGGAACGCCCGGTGTCTCACGTAATATCATTGTTCCATCATCAAGTAAAGCTTACATCGTAGACAATCAGTCTAATGCAGCCGTGGTGGTTAAGGGTTCTGCTACGACGGGCGTGTCAATTGCTACGAATACTGCGGCGCTTGTTGCTTGGGATGGTGCGGACTTTGTATTGGTCGCTCAAGACTTGGCTAACGTCACGGGTGTTCTTGCTGTGGCTAAGGGTGGAACAGGTATTACGTCATTTGGTGCGGGTGTAGCTACATTCCTTGGTACGCCCTCTTCAGCAAACCTAGCTGCGGCTGTTACAGACGAGACAGGATCGGGGGCATTGGTTTTTGCAACATCTCCCACTCTAGTAACACCCGCTCTAGGAACACCATCTTCTGGCACACTTACAAATGCCACAGGGTTGCCTATTGTTGCGGGTACAACGGGTACATTATCTGTTGCTCGTGGCGGTACAGGGGATACAACGTACACCAACGGTCAACTGCTGATAGGTAACACCACAGGAAATACGCTGGCTAAAGCAACACTAACTGCTGGTTCAGGTGTCACTATTACTAATGGTGCAGGGTCTATTACGATTGCCGCCGCAGGTTCGGGTGGCACGGTAACTTCGGTTGCTTCAGGCACTGGGCTAACAGGTGGCCCGATTACTACTACAGGCACGTTATCCGTTGCTACCAACGGGATTTCTGACACCCTTTTGCGGGACTCAGCAGCGCTTTCTGTGATTGGTCGTTCTGCAAACTCTACAGGCGACCCAGCGGATATTGCAGCGGCGTCTGACCATCAAGTGCTTCGTCGTTCAGGTACAGCGCTTGGATTCGGTGCAGTTGCGTTAAATCAAACAAACGCCATAACAGGCACACTCCCCGTAGCCAACGGTGGTACGGGCATCACTTCACTAGGTTCAGGTGTAGCTACGTTCTTGGGTACGCCATCCTCTGCAAACTTAGCGGCGGCGGTTACGGGTGAAACAGGCTCAGGTGCTTTGGTTTTTGGCACATCCCCGACCCTAGCCAGCCCGACATTTAACGATGGCTACACAGAAGAAGTGTTTGCTGTGTCGGGTACGACTCCTGCGCTATCACCTGCTGACGGCTCGATTCAGACTTGGACGCTCTCTGGTAACAGCACACCTACCGCAGGCACATGGAACGCAGGGCAGTCTATTACGCTGATGATTGACGATGGAAGTGCTTATACAGTCACTTGGTCATCGCTTGCGGTAACGTGGAAGACTGACGGCGGTAACGCACCTACGCTTAACACCACAGGGTTTACTGTGATTACGCTGTGGAAGGTTAGTACGACTATTTACGGCGCTCGTGTGGGAGATGCGTAATGTTAGCGTCTAAAGGATTGATGGCGAGTCAGGGGGCGGGGAATAAGCCGCAAGCTATTGCTGTGGGGAACGCTGTTTCACCTTTTATTGCCGTATATAACTGGGGAGCAACGGGTTTTGGTGGGGTTTATAGCAATCCTGCTACTTTACCCACTGGTACTGGAAGAGGCGTAGCCTTTAGCCCCTCCGAAAATGCTATAGCGGTAGCTCACGGTACAACACCTTTCATAACCGTCTACCCTTGGTCTGCCAGCGGGTTTGGAACTAAATACGCTAACCCAGCAACCTTACCTACAGGTAGTACTACGCAGAGCGTAGCATTCAGTCCTGACGGTTCTGCTATTGCTGTAGTTCATGATTCATCTCCATTCGTAACTGCTTACCCTTGGAGTGTTTCTGGCTTTGGAACAAAATATACTAATCCCGCTACTCTACCTGCTGGTGCTGGAAACGGCGTAGCCTTTAGCCCTTCTGGAAATGCTATAGCGGTAGCTCACAGTACAACACCTTTCATAACCGCCTACCCTTGGTCAGGCTCAGGTTTTGGTACAAAATATGCTAATCCAGCTACATTACCTACTGGTCAAGGAAATAAAGTATCTTTTAGTCCAAACAGTTCTGCCATTGTTGTGACTCACGAAACAACGCCTTTTGTAACAGCTTACCCTTGGTCAGGCTCAGGTTTTGGTACAAAGTACGCTAACCCTGCAACATTACTTACTGGCACTGGGCGAGGCGTAGCATTCAGTCCTGATGGTTCTGCGATAGCTGTAGCTCACATTAATTCACCTTATATTACTGCCTACCCTTGGAGCGGCGCTGGGTTCGGTACAAAGTATACCGATCCAGCTACCTTGCCTACTAGTGCTGGAAGTGGTGTAGCTTTTAGTTCTGATAGTTCTGCTATTGCTGTTGCTCACTCTGGATCACCATACATTACAGCATACCCTTGGTCAGGTTCAGGGTTTGGCACTAAATATGCTGACCCTGCTATTCTTCCTACTGGAAATGCGACAAGCGTAGCATGGAGTACAGTAGGCGATCCGCCACCACCTATTTATAGTGTTGCTGTGGCTCACGCCGATACTCCGTTTGTTACAGCCTATCCGTGGAGTGTTTCTGGGTTTGGAACTAAATACGCTAACCCAGCTACGTTACCTACTGAATATGGATTTGGTGTGGCGTTTAGTCCTTCTGGAAATGCCATCGCTGTAGCGCATGATGTATCGCCTCGTATTACGGCATACCCTTGGTTTAGCTCAGGATTTGGTACTAAATTTGCTAACCCAGCAACTTTACCTACAGGAACTGGATATGGCGTATCCTTTAGTCCTGATGGTTCTGCTATTGCCGTATCACATGACGCATCACCCCGCATAACCGCCTATCCTTGGTCTAGTAGTGGATTCGGAACCCAGTATTCCAACCCAGCAACTTTTCCTGCTGGTACTGGACAAGGCGTAGCATTTAGCCCAGATGGGTCTGCTATTGCTGTAGCTCACACTACATCACCAAACATCTCAGCTTACCCTTGGTCTGGTTCTGGATTTGGTACTAAGTACGCTAACCCTGCTACTTTACCTGCTGGTACTGGAAATGGTGTGGCATTCAGTCCTGACGGTTCTGCTATTGCTGTTGCTCATGATTCATCTCCATTCGTAACTGCTTATCCGTGGTCAGGATCGGGTTTCGGTACAAAATACGCCGATCCTGCTACTTTACCTGCGGGAACAGGAACTGCTGTAGCATTTAGTCCGAACGGTTCTGCCATAGCTGTAGCTCACTTTACATCGCCGTTTATTACCGCATATCCTTGGTCAGGTTCTGGTTTCGGGACGAAATTTGCTAATCCTGCTACTTTACCACCTAACTTTTTATATGGCGTATCCTTTAGCCCCGATAGTTCTGCTATAACTTTAGCTAATGTTTCATCACCATTTATCACGGCATATCCTTGGAGCGGCTCAGGCTTTGGAACTAAATATGCTGACCCAGCAACATTACCTGCCGGAACTGGGCGAGGCGTAGCTTTCGGTAAAATCAACTAACTATAAAGGAAGTCAAATGACTGACAAAGTACAAACCCGTGAAGAAATCCTAAACTCCGCACTTGAAGCAAGAGTGCAAGAGGTGATGCATTATCAGATCAACATCGACAACTATGCTTTGGCATTGCAGCAAATTTCTAGTCTGCCTGCTGATGAGCAAGTTGATTTGTCTGCATTTGCGGAGCAGCTTCGTGGTTTGTTGGCATCTGAAAAGATTGAACAAAAGAAAGCCAAGATTATGATGGCTGTCTTACAGGCACAGGTGAGCTAAATGTACGCACTCATTGAAAACGGCGCTGTGGTGCAATACCCATACAGCGTTAGTAATCTAATACAAGACAACCCCGAAACAAGTTTTCCTGCTGACATTAGCAACGCTACGCTGGAATCTTTTGGTGTGTATATCGTCTACAACACAACCCCTCCCGTCATTACAAACGACCAGTATCTGCAAGAGGGTACGCCCGTTTATAACGATGAAGATCAACGCTGGGAGCAAGTCTGGATTGTGGTTGACATGACACCAGAGCAGATTGCACAGCGTGATGAGTCGGATAGACAGGCTAATAAAGCACAGGCAGAAACCTTGTTGCAGCAGACAGATTGGACAACCATCCCTGACGTCTCTGACCCAGCGGTATCCGACCCATACCTGACGAACTCCGCTGAATTTGCTGCTTACCGCAGTAATGTCAGAAAGATTGCTGTTAACCCGCCTGTGACGGTAGACGTATGGCCTGTCGAGCCTGAAGAGGTTTGGGCGTATACAGATGCCTAATGAGATAGACCGCTGGAAGAACCGCAGGCATATGGCTTGGGTCTGTATGGTCGCAGGCATAGGCTACCCCCTGCTGGTTCTTGGCACAAACTCCCGTGAGCTTGGCGAGATAGCGGTTCCTTTCTATATGTTCATCGCAAGTGTAGTGGGTGCGTACATCGGTTTTGCGGCGTGGGATGATCGCAATGTTATGGTAAGCAAGCGAAAAGACTACCAGTACGACGACCCCATGAGCCGCAGTGGGCGTGATTACCGTAACAACATAGACTACACAAATGCTAGATTTTAAGACGACCGTAATCGCTGCCGCTGCCGCCCTTGTGATTGGTGCATTGGGTGGATGGACTGCGAACGGATGGCGCTTAAACGGCAAGATTGACCAGATGATTGCCCGTCACAGTCAGGACTTATCCAAAGCCACAGAAGCCGCCTTAGCTGAGACGGTCAGACTCCAAAAGGTGAAAGATGATGCTCTCGAAGAAGCTAACAAACTGGCACAGAAGAATGCTAATTCTGCTGCCTCTGCTCGCTCTGAGCTTAGTCGGGTGCGCAAACAACTTGCCAATAGCGTCACCATCGGCAGTAGTACCTGCGCCTCCACCCGTAACTATGCCTCAACTCTCTCTGTCGTATTCGGAGAGTGTTCAACTCGACTTGTTGAGATGGCAAAAGATGCTGACGGACACGCCTCTGATTCCAGAACCTTCCAACGTGCATGGCCTAGGAAATAAATAATGTTGGTAACCACCCCCATGCTGCACTGCATCACAACCCCTGAGCTTGCCGACAAGTGGGTAAACGCATTAAACGAGACCTGTGAAGAGTTTGCAATTGACACACCGTTCAGGATTGCGGGGTTCTTGAGTAACGTGGCGCATGAGAGCGCAGGCTTTAAGTTTGTCAAAGAGAACTTGAACTACTCCGCTGCGAGCCTGATGCGTGTCTGGCCTAGCCGTTTCCCGAATGTGGAGATAGCTCAAAGATACGCCATGCAGCCAGAAAAGATTGCCAACCGTGCCTACGCTGACAGGATGGGCAATGGGGACGAAGCCTCTGGAGATGGAGCTAAGTTTTTGGGCAGGGGTCTGATCCAGTTGACTGGCAAAAATAACTATGTCGCCTACAGTATGGCTTGCGATAACGAAGCCTTGCAGCACCCTGAAATCGTCGAGCAGCCCAAGTACGCTGCCGAATCTGCTGGATGGTTCTGGAATGTGAACAGGCTTAACACGCTGGCTGACGCTCAGGACGTGGGTGGGATGTGTAAAAGGATTAACGGCGGTTTTAACGGGCTAGATGACCGTCAAATGAAGTACTCCAAGCTCATGGACTACTTTGACCAAGCCAGTTAAAATCGGAAGAAAATAGGGTTTTATCATGGCATACATACGTTTAGCGCTTACACCTGGCATTGATAAACAAAACACCGAATATGGTGCCGAAGGCGGCTGGACGGATTGCGACCACGTACGGTTTCGTTACGGTTTGCCAGAAAAATTAGGCGGTTGGACACCCTTTGACCAAAATGAAACGTACCTAATTGGCCTTGCAAGCGACACGTTTACATGGAATGCGCTAGACGGTACAGCGCATATGATCATTGGTACCACCCGTAAACTCTACGTTTTTGCCAGCGGCACATGGGCAGATATCACCCCGATTCGCGCAACTTCAGACCCAGGCGACGCTACATTTGTGGCTGTCGATGGCTCTACAACCCTTACGGTTACCCAGGTTGATCACGGCGCTATTACGGGCGATTTTGTTACCTTTTCTGCGGCAGTGTCCTTGGGAGGTGTAATTACGGCTCCTGTATTAAACCAAGAGTACGAGATTACGCTGGTTGTGGACGATGATACCTATGAAATCACCGCACCAATTGCGGCGAATGCGTCAGATACAGGTGATGGTGGCGCCGCTACTGTAGCTACATATCAGATTAACGTAGGTACAGATATTAACTATTTTGACTTTGGGTGGGGCGTCGGTACTTGGGGCTTGTCTACATGGGGTACACCCCGTCCTGCCTCTGTTGCCAACCAGATTACATCAAGAATATGGCAGTTAGATGCCTTTGGTGAGGACGTGGTTTGCCAATTGGTGGATGGTCCTGCTTACTTGTATGACACCTCCGCGGGCCTCGCTACGCGGGCCACGATCATTGCAGGAGCACCCACCAAGAGTAAGTATGCGCTTATATCCACCCCCGACAGGCATTTTGTTTGTTTCGGCACGGAGTCTACGATTGGTGTACCAAGCACTCAGGATCCGATGTTTGTGCGGTTCTCTGACCAAGAAAACTTAAACGATTTTGTAGAGACTGCGACCAATACGGCGGGCGGTCAGCGCTTGACGGACGGTAGTCGGATTGTTTCTGCAATCCGTTCACGTGGTCAGATTCTGATTTTCACAGATACATCGCTGCATGGTATGCAGTTTGTAGGTCCGCCATTTGTTTTTGGTTTCCAGCAATTGGGTGCTAACTGCGGCTGTATCGGGGCTCACGCGGCTGTTGATGTCAACGGTATTGCGTTCTGGATGGGTCCAGAGGCTTTTTACATGTTTGACGGAACGGTCAAGAAAATGGCATGTACGGTCCAAGACTTTGTGTTCAAGGATCTGAACTTGGTGCAAGGGTCTAAGTTCCACGCCGGTGTAAACTCACAATTTAACGAAGTGACGTGGTGGTATAGCTCCTTTACCTCTGACTATAACGATCGGTTTGTAACGTATAACTACCTTGAAAACGTCTGGTCGATTGGCTCAATGCCACGTAGTGCATGGACAGATATTGGTACTTATCGCAGACCCATTGCGACTGAGTATTTGGTTAATAGTACAGAGCCTAGTCTGACAACAATTCAGGGACTAACTGCAGGACGCAGCATTGCGTACAACCAAGAAGACGGGTTTGACGCAAACGGACAGCCCATTGACGCGTACATTGTCTCGGGTTATTTTGACTTAGGCGATGGCGATAACATGCTCTTTATGAAGCGCTTTATCCCTGACTTTAAGAATCAAGTGGGGAATCTGACCGTGCGCTGCTTACTGCGCCCATATCCGCAGGCAACGGCGAGCCCAAGCTCGCTAGATCCTTACGTCATTACGCCTACCACACAAAAGGTGGATACGCGCGCACGCGGGCGACAGATTCAGTTGCGCATTGAGAGCGTGGATTTGAACACAAACTGGCGCTTTGGTACGCTTAGAATTGATGCTCAACCTGACGGCTTGCGGTAACCCATGGCCAAGATATTTAACACCCGTCTGCCCAACGCCAATCCTGTTCAATACAGCCCTGAGCAGTTTGACCAGTTGGTGCGCTCACTTGAGCAGGTCGTGTTGCAGCTTAATACGAGCTACACGCCCACGGCCTCTGACAATATTGCAGGGGCTAATGCGTGGTTCGCGGGCGGCGGCGGGAGTGCCGCGGGCGGTTTTGCTGGAGGCGTGCGGGGGTTTCAGCCAAGCAGTGGTATTTTGCTGCCCTACGGCATGTTTATGGATACGCTGGATCATAAGAGCTTGGGCACCACCTCAGAGAATATAGTGACGTTTAACACGCCTATTTTTGGTAATGGCGTGCGCGTAGGTAATCATTTGGCAAGCTTTACGGCAACCATTAACGATGGCACGCCACCTGGTGCGGGAACCGTGATGACTGTATCGGCAGTCTCGTCTGGCACTATTTTGAATGGCATGACGATTAGCGGCACGGGCGTGACGGCGGGCACAAAGATTGCTGCACAAGTCAGCGGTACCACGGGTGGGGTGGGTGTATACACGGTAGATACCTCGCAAGAAGTCGCAAGCATCACGATCCAAGGATCACGGGCCTCGAAGCTTTTGTTTGACTACGCGGGACAGTATCTGATTAACGTGAGTATTCAAGTGGCAAACCATGAGAACACTATTTCAGAATTTGAGCTTTGGGCAAAGAACACGGGGGTAAATTACCCGCTTAGTAACACAAGGTTTGATTTACCCCCACGCAAAAGCGCATCAATTTGGGGACATGCCACACCTGCAATTGCGGGGATTTTTACGGTCACCAACCCGACAAGTGAGTATTTAGAGATGGCGTGGTGGGCGGAATTAGCGGACGTATATCTTGAGCATTATGCGGCAGGAACAAGCCCGACGCGCCCTGAAATACCGACAGTTATTCTGACTGCGGCGTTTGTTTCTGCAGAAGGAAATTGATATGGCAAATAAATACCTACGTAAGCATTTGATCCCTGCAGCGGCGGCCGAAGAAACCTTGTATACGGTACCGGCGGCCAACACGGCGATTGCTTCTTCCTTGCGCATTACGAATGCAAATTCAACAAGCTCGGTATTGGACGTGATTGTCTATCCCTTGGGGGGTGCGACCCCGTATTATCTGTTGCGTTCATACTCTTTGCCGGTTAATGGCACGATGGACGCATTAAGTGGAGTTTCCCTAGTTCTTGAGTCTTCAGATGAGCTTGCAATAGAGTCCTCGGAGGCGGATGTTACCTTCTATTTATCGTATTTAGAAGTAGACAGAAACTAGGTTTTTGGAGCATAATGAGCCAATCTCCGCGTCGGTTGCTGGCGCGCGGCCCTGTGTGGTCTATGGCTAAAATTTAAAGGTATAGAACATGGCAGACGCGATGCAAGGCATTATGGCGCTTCCCCAAGCGCCCGAACAAGCAAGTACCCCTCCTGTAGACCCGATGGCGGGCGTTGATCCTGCGGCATTAGCTGCGTTTGAAGAAGCGCGCGCCACGGCTGATCCAGTCCAGGTAGGTACAGAGCTCCTGAAGGAAGGCGAAAAGGCGGATCCTGCAACGGTTTCTGAGTTGCGCCGAACGCTTAAAAGCGCCAATCTTCCTCCCCAAATTCTAGACGCAATTGGCCAGATGGTCGATGCGATTATGGCAGAGCCTGAAAAGTACCAAGAACTGCGTGCAGGATTCTTGGCTGAAGGCGTACCTGAGGACTTGTTGCCTGCGCAGTTTGATGCGGAGTTTTTCGGCGCATTGAACTTAGTTCTCGATCAAATGAACACGGGTTATCCCCAAGAGCAAGCACCTGAGGCAGGTGGTATTGCCTCCATGCCCATGGGGGCGGTGGAGCCTGGTGCACCACAAGCGTTTGCTCAGGGTGGTATTGCGGGTCTGAAGCCCTTGGCGGCTGAAATGGCCAAGATGGGACGTCGTGGCGACACGATGCTTGCGCACATCACGCCCTCTGAGGCACGTATGCTGCGTCGCCGTGGCGGTAGCGGCACAATTAACCCGTCTACAGGACTGCCAGAATTCTTTTTAGGCAAGCTTTTTAAATCAGTTGGTAACGCATTTAAATCGGTGGGTAAAGCCATTGTTAGTGGTGTAAAAGCCATTGCTCGCGGAGTCAAGAAGTTTGCCAGCAGTACTGTGGGCAAGGTTGTGACTGCGGTTGCACTGGGTTTCTTTTTAGGACCCGCTGCGGCTGGACTTTTGGGCGTGACCTCCACGGCCGGAGTGGCTGCAGTTAGCGGCTTTGTTGGTGGTTTTGGCTCTTCCATGTTGGCGGGTCAAGGTATTGGCGCTGCGTTGAAAATGGGCGCAATTGGTGGTTTGGGTGCAGGACTGGGTGCAGGTGTCTTAGGTGGCGCAAATGCGTTTGCCGCAGGCAGCTACGCAGGTCCAACAACTGTCGCTGGGCAGTGGGATAGTCTTGTATCTGGGGCTAAAAACCTAGTCGGTGCAGGAACACCTACTTCTACCAGCACCGCAGGCTACGCTGATTTAGGTAGCTATGGCGATATGGCGCCCGCCTCTATAGCGCCCCCATCAGCGCCTAGCGTTACACCTAGCGTTACACCTACAGGTGCGCAGACCTTCCCTGTTGCTCCACCTACGGGCGGAACCATTACATCGCCGCCCTTTACGCCTAGCTACGAGGTGTCGCAAGGTGCGGTGGGTGGAACCAGTGTTCCTCAGGTCGATTTAGCTAACTTAGACGTGGGTTCTGTTGGCAGTCGTTATGGAGGGATAGGTGGTGGTCCAGGCTCAGAAATTCAGTATGGTAGTACGGCTACTGCACCCGCACCCGCACCCGCACCCGCTCCTACTGTTGCCGCTCCTACTGTTAGCTCTGATTATGTCCCGCCTGCTAATTATGCTGGAAAAACAGCAGGCGCATTTATTGGCGAATATGGAGATGCCCCTAACTTGCTTCAGCAAGCACAGCAAGGTCTTTTGGACACGCAACAAGGTGCAACAGGACTGTTTGATAGGGCAAAGAACTTCTTCTTGCCAGAAGCACCTTCTACTGCGGATTTAATTGCAAAAGGAGAGGCTGCTGTAAGAGCATTAGGACCTAATGCTTCTGAGTATGCAAAAAAATTAGCTTTTGAAACCGCATCTAAAGCACCCAGCGCTATTCGTCAGTATCTACCTCTTGCTGCAGCCGGCTTAGGCATCATGTCTCTTGCGGGTGGCTTTAAAACCCCTGAATCAGTCAAACCAGGACTGATTCCACAGCAAACAGGATATGACTTATACAAGCAGGATCCTGAGCGTTACGGGGTAACAGTCCCCGCAGCGACGACCACCTACGCCCCTACCTCTTACGAGAATATGTACTCAACACCGCTTGTGCGTAGAATGCCTGCACAATACATGCCGCAACAGAATGTGCGTCGCTTTGCAGAAGGCGGTTCGGCGCAGGAGCCTGACTACCCGACTGACATGGATGAATACATCCCCATGGACGGTCCGATTGACGGTCCAGGAACCGGCACTTCTGACTCTATTCCCGCCATGCTCTCGGACGGCGAATTTGTGATGACCGCAAGCGCTGTTAGGGGCGCGGGCAACGGCTCACGGCGCGAGGGTGCTAAACGCATGTACGCCCTAATGAAACAACTCGAAGAGGCCAATAATGGCAACTGAAATCGTCGAACAAATAGTCCGCGAAGCACCGGACATTGAAGCCTACAAGATAGGCTTATTAAAGGCTGCGAAAGATCAAATAGCTATACCTATGAATCTGCCCGCGTACCAAGCGGCAGGACTCTCGCCCACGCAACAGCAGGCCTCACAACTTGCGCAGTACGGTCTTGGCTCCTATCAGCCGTACCTTGAGGCCGCAGGGATGGGGATTTCGCAGGGTCAAAACCTTGCCCAAACCGGCGCTCGAGGCCTAGCAGGCATTAACGTCGCCCCTGAGTTCATGGCCGCACAACAAGCCATGCAAACAGGCTTGTCCGCAGCGGGGCAGCTTCCTGCCTATGCGCAGGCCGCGGGCTACGGCTACGATCAGATTGGACGTGGCGCACAAACCCTTGCACAAGGGGTGGCCGGCGCAGGTGGAATTACTGCGGCAGGAATGCCAGGACAACAGCTTGCACAGCAAACCGTTGGACAGGGCATTGGTGGTTTGTTGGGCAGCGCTCAAGCGTATGACCCAACACGTACGCAAGAATTCATGAACCCCTACCAGCAAATGGTCACGCAACAAGCCACGCAGGAAATGCGCAGGCAAGCGGACATTGCACGCCAACAGATGGCTGCGCAAGCGGCTAGAACAGGCGCCTTTGGTGGCACAAGAGAAGGTGTTCAGCGCGCAGAAACAGAGCGTGGCTTACAAGACATCATGTCGCAGCGTATCTTCCAAGACTACTCACAAAATTACTTGCAAGCGCAGCAAGCAGGCATGGGCAGCTTTGAGCAACAGCAGCAACGCCAATTAGCCGCCTCCCAAGGCTTGGGTCAGATGGGTGGATTGCAAAGCCAAATCGGATCGCAGCAAGCAAACCTGATTGCACAACAAGCAGGACTACAAGGTCAACTCGGCTCGCAACAAGCGCAGATGGGGCTTTTACCTGCTCAAATCGCATCGCAACAAGCCGCTATTGCGGGTCAGGGCGCACAGCTCTACGGCTCGCTTGGACAAGGCATTGGCGCGCTTGGCGCACAACGCGCAGGTGTTGACTACCAGACGGGCATGGGCCTTGGTCAGTTGGGCTCGACGATTGGGCAGTTGGGTATCCAGCAAGCCGCTCTTGGACAAGCGCAGCAGCAATTGGGTGCGGCAGACGTCAGCATGTTGTCACAGCTTGGTGGAATCGAGCAGCAGAATGTGCAGCAGCAGCTTGAAGCACGCCGTGCCACGGAACTCCAGAAGGCCATGTCGCCGTATCAGCAGTTGGGCTTCTTGTCGGACATCTACAAGGGTGCGCCTTCGAGCCAGATGACGCTTTCTGCACAAACTGCGCCGAGTGTAAGCCCCCTTGCGCAGGCGGTGGGTCTAGGTATCTCTGGCTTGTCGGCAGCGGGTGCGGCCTCGAAGTTATTCTAAGGAATCGCAATGAAATCAAAAGTATTGAGCAGACCGATGTTTAATAAAGGGGGTATGGCCGAGCCGATCCCTGAGGATATGGTCGAGAACGTAGGCATCATGCAGGGTTTTATGGATGATGACGCTGAAGACTTTGAGGCCGAGGAAATGGATGAGCGCGCGCCTAATTCACCAGAAATTCTGATGAATAACTTGCGTGGCGACATGCGCTCGGTTGATGCGCGCGTGGACGAATTGGCCAATCTCGTAGGTGAAGAGGTTGCCATGGACACACCCACCGAAGTATTGGCGCTGTTGCAGCCCGTGCTTGCCGCACAGAGCGGAATTGGTGCGCTGCCCGCGGGTATGCCCCCAGGGATGCCACCCGGTATGCCACCGGGTATGCCTCCAGAAATGGGCATGCCACCTGGTATGCCTCCAGAAATGGGCATGCCACCTGGTATGCCTCCAGAAATGGGTATGCCCCCTGTACCACCCGGTGCAGAAGGTGGTATCGGCGCATTAATGGCGCCTCCCGCTCCACCGCCCACGGCCCAAGCGCCAATTAACATGGCCAAGGGTGGATACGTCCAAGTTCAGCGTTTTCAAGAGGGGTCCGGTGAGGAGGGCGTGACCCCAGCTACTACTTACCCTCCAGAGTTAGTTAAGTATGCGCAAGAACAACTGATGGCGCAGCGCGGCGCAGGAAACTTAAAGCAGTCTGTGGAAGATGTGATGCCTGTTTACCGAGAAATCCTCGGTGGCGGGGATCGTCGCACGATGCAAGGTCAGGCCTTGTTGGATATTGCGCAGGCCGGTTTAAATCTTGCCTCGGGACGTAATGCACAAGGTGCGAATGTGGCGGGCGGATCGTTTGCCTCGCAACTCGCTTCTGCAGCACAAGGCTTACCCGCAAAGCTTGCCGAGCGCGCCGGACAGTTTCAGCAAGAAGAGCGTGCTATTAAATTAGCGGCGCTTAAATCTGCTGAGTCGAATGTGGAAAGTCAGCGTAAGCTCTTTTCACAAATTGTGAAGAGCTCAGGGCAGAGTCCTTTTGGTAAGGGTGACTGGGATTGGGCAGTATTAAACCGTCCTGGTTTGCTGCAAAAGTGGACGGAAGGTAACGTCACGGCTGAAGAGGACATGTTGGTTCAGTCGGCAATTACAAAGATGCAGTCGCCAAAAACAGAATTTAAGACAGACCCTGTTACAAAACTACCCTATCCAGTCCAAGTTCCTGGAGTCCTGCCACCTTTTGTAGCAGAAGCTGTTAATAAACGTGGAGGCATAAGAACGACTGGTGGAACTACGACTGGTGGAACTACGACCGCGGATAAGATTACAGCAATAACTGATCCTAATGATCCACTTCGCCGAGATGAGGAACAAGCAGGTAAGCGAGAGAAAGCAGGAACTCCTACTATCCCGAAAGAAGTGACGGCCAGTACGTACTCAAAGAATGAGCCTACCTTCTTCAATATGGCAGGTCGTGGAACAGGTCCAATTAGTGTGGCAAAGCCCTTTGTTGCAAAAATTCCACTTATTGGTGGCTTAGTTGATGCAGACAAAGAAATTGAAGCTACTACTTTCTTAAAAACTGCAATTAACCGTGTAACGGCTGCACTGGGTGAAACAGAGCGTTTCGGTTCAGTGGAAAAAGCACAAATCCTAGGTCAACTTGATTTGCTGCCTTCTTTAATTGACCGAAAAGAAGCGTATTGGCAGCGTATTGTTGGCTTGGATACAATGCTTTTAAAGGCATCGAATGAATTGGCATCAACGGCATACAACAAAGAGCTTCCGCCTGCTACGCAAGGTGATGCTCGAGCCAAGCTTGATCAAATTCGACAAGTTAGAAGTCTATTAGGGGCTCCTCCACGTGTTACTACGCAAGCAGACTTCAATGCACTTGAGATAGGTACGCCATTTATTTTACCAAACGGTAGAATACAGGTTAAATCAGCAGAGCTTCCTAAAAGGTAAATAGATGAACGAAGACGATCTCTTAGCCATTGAACAAGCATCTGCTCCTTTGACCGAGGTAGGCGAGCCGAGTATTGATCCAGCTATCCTTGCTGCTAGTACTCCTGCCTCGCCTGAGTCTACAGGAAAAATAGCTGCTATTGGAGCAGGAGCAGCAGAGGGTGCAGCAGGGGTAGGTTTGCCCTTGGCGGGTGCCATGGTAGGAGCTAAAACAGGAATGCTTCTCGGTGCTCCATTGGGTCCTGCTGGTGTTGGAATCGGTGGCGTATTAGGAATGGGAACGGGGTTTTTTGCCGGTCGTCAGGCTTCCAGTGCCATCAAGGAACTTTTGCCACCAAAACCTACTGACCCTGAGTTAGTTCCATATCGTGAGGGCGGCAAGACATTTGGTGAAACAATGGCCATCGCTCCGATGGCTTTTGGCATTCCGATTAAGAGTGCGCAGCAGATTTCTGGTTACATCAGCAACATGTCTCCGGTCTTGGCCAATGTGCCAGGCGGTGTTGCATCGGGTCAGCTAGGTAAATTTATTGCAGATACGGCAGCTCTGATTGGTCAGACTGCACAGAAATACCCTAAATCGTTTCTTGGCGCAGAGTTTTTTGGAGCAGTAGGTGCAGGAATTGGCGGTGGGGTCGCGGAAACGATGGCTCCCGGTGAAGCCGGTCCTAAATTCGTGGGCGAAGTCGCAGGAGGCTTTTTATTTCCTGGACGCATGGTGTTGTCTGCCTCTGGTTCTGCAAAGGACTTTGTTGGAACGGTTGCGCAAAGCTTGTCCAAAGATTCACGGGAAGGTCGTGCTGCCAATAAACTTTTTTCTATTCTTGAAGAGTCAGGCGAGGACATCCCTGCGCTGATCAAGAAGCTTTCCAAGCCTGATGTGGATGGAGTTGTTCCGTCTGCGGCACAGAAGACAGGTTCTAAAACTTTGAGCGTGCTTGAAACCACGCTTGCAAAGAACAACGCGCAGTATGGCGCAGATGTCTTAAAGCAGGGCGAAGAGTCCCTTAAAGCATATAAGCTTCTTGCACAACGCTTGCAAGACATTGGTACGCCAGAGTCCTTGGCAAAAGCGGCAGAGCTGCGACAGAATTATTTTGATGGAATGTTGGACACGCGCTTGAAGCTCGCAGATGCAGAGGCTGCAAGACGTGTTGCCAAGATTACAAAGGACACGCCACAGTCTCGCGTCCAGATCGGAAATATTGTCAAGACGCAAACTGATGATGCACTGAAGGATGCGCGCGAGCATGAGCGCTTCTTGTGGCAAAACGCATTTAAGGATTCAGTCGAGACCACTACAAAAGGCGGAAAGACCACGCTGAAGTACAAGGAAGTCACACCTGCCTCGACAGGCGAAGAGTTCTTGAACATTGCAACTTCCATGACGCCTGAGCGCTTTAATGCGCGCATGCCTGCAGAAGTGCGCAAGATTATGGCACGCTTAGGTATTGATGATGCTGCAATTAAGCGCTATGAGCAGGGTAAGCAGACGCAGGAATATCTTGAAACAGGAAAAGTTCCGGCGGAGTATTTAACACGCACAACACCTGCCCCAAAAAGCTCCTTGGAACTTCCTCCAAGAGTGTCTCCTGTCATTGGAGTAGGTGAACAAAAGACTGTTTTCAAAGACACCAACGTCAATGATCTGATCAATATTCGCAGTGACCTCTTGTCCTTTGCTCGCGATGCAGCAGCGCGTGGTGAAGCAGCAAATGCAAACTTTTACGGACGTCTTGCAGAATCTACATTGCAGGATCTGAACACGCTGCAAAGCCCTGCGTATGACGCCGCACGTCAGTTTTCACGTACGTTAAATGATACGTTTACCCGCACTTATGCGGGAGACGTGGCAACAGGCGTGACCAAGACGGGTGCAGAGAAGATTCCTGCCGAAATCCTTGTATCGCGCGCCTTTGGCAGCAACGCAGATGTCACGGCACTTCGGATGCAGGAGATACAAGACGCTGTGGGCATGATGCGTACTCAGTATGATGATGCCATCGCACGCTTCGGACCAGATAGCGCAGAAGCGGCACAACTCAAGCCTTTTGCTGACCTGGCCACACAGCGAGTGGACTCCATTGGCGATGCGCAGCAACGTGTGTTGCGTCTGGCTGCTGCCAAGACTGTTGATCCGGTTACTGGACGCGTCAACCCACGTCAGCTCACGAACTTTGTTAACGAAAACCGTGGGATGCTGGACAAGTTTGGTGTAACCAACGATCTACAGGATGCGCTAAAAGCAGAGAATGCTTTCCAAGCGGTCAGCCAACAGAATAGTTTTGCAAACAAAAAGCTTCGCAAAGAAACTGCCTTCTCTCAAGTCTTGCAAAGTGAGAATCCAACTCGGGCAATAACAGACGTTTTAAATAGTCGTTACCCTGTCAAGAACTTCACCAATGTCGCCAAGCTTGCTAAGTCCGGTGGACCTGAGGCGGTGGATGGCTTGAAGTCCATCGTCTATGATTATGCCTTCACCAAGGCAGGAGGCATGGATAAGTTTGATGTGACTAAATTCCGTGCCGCTCTTTTTGATCCGATGGCCAAGGATCAGCCTTCTGTTTTGAACATGATGCGTAGCCAAGGATTGATCAGTAATACTGAAGTAAGAAACCTGCTGTCCATTGTCCGTCCCATGGAGAAAGTTGAAAAGGCCATGGGCACCAAGCAGATGATGGATGAAGTTGTCCAAGGTGCGGATGCGGTAACAGAACTCGCCATGCGTGTGGTCGGTGCAAGAATTGGTACTGCGGCCTCGGGCGGCGGTCCAGGCGCTCTGATTGCAGCCTCTGCTGGATCGAAGGCCGTGCGAAATATCTTTGACAAGATGCCTACCATGATGATTCGTGGCATCATTGAGCAAGCCACACAAGACCCACAAATGATGGCAATGTTGCTTAAGAAAGGCGTGACAGAAGGCGAGCGTATTCTGATGGCGCGCCAACTCCATGCCTACTTAGGTGCCGCAGGCTTGAATTATGCAGACTTTGAAGAGCCCCCTCCAGAGCCACAAGCTGCCCCTAAGCCAACCGCGCGCCAGATGCTGTATAACGCAAGGTCGCCAACACCCACGCGTGGCACACCAGGGCTCATGAACCAAGCGCCAGGGCAACCCCCTAGCGCACCACCGCCCGCGGCTCTCGGACCACAAGGCGCTGCCCCTTCGCAGAGCCGCCAGATGCTCGCCGCCCTCTTCCCAGAGGACCGTATGTTGCCAGGAGCTTAGTAAATGGCACAAGCAAAGAAGATGCTGTCAAAGCTCAAGCGCTTTCAAGAAGGAGGCGAGGTACAAGACGAGTTTCCTGAAGAAGCGGGCGTCATGCCTGGACAAAACCCTTCCGAGGCCGCCAAGCAGATGCTGTTTTACAAGAAAACGGCTGCACCAACGCCACCAACGGATTTGACTCGCTTAGGCAAACAAGCAGGACTCATTGGCTTGGGCTTTGCACCTGGCTCCGGTGTAGCGGACTATTTCGGAAAGTTTCCTGCGGTAGAGGGCGGTACTGAGCCGAGCGCCGTGGAGAATTTTCAAAAAGGTAATTACGGTACCGCCGCCCTACAGGGCTTGGGCGCTATGGGTGACCTAGCCATGGCGGTGCCTGTTGCGGGTGCCGCGATTGGAAGCGTGATGAAAGCTCCGCGAACCGCGCAGCGTATTCTTTCATCAAGCACCACGGCCAAGGATGATTTGGTGAAGCTGTTAGGCTACAGCGAAGACATTCCCAACGAAAAATGGCTTGCTGGAAAGGTAGAAGATGCTGTATCCGGCGGGACAAATTCTTTTGGTGTTCCAAGACGAATGGGCTCGACTACGGGCTACTTTGGGAAACCAGTGGAAGTTCCTGTTGAAATACTGGCTAAATTACCTGGAGAAAGGGCAGAGCAAAGTAATGTCCGTAAAGACTCATTGGATTACATCCGCAAGAATTGGGATACGGTGTCAAAAGAGGCACCATATATTGAAGTAGATCCGTTTGGTAAAGCTTGGGTCAGCGAAGGTAACCATAGAATTATGGTGGCCAAGGAAAAAGGTTTGAAAACACTTCCGGTAGAGATTCGTTACTTTAGCGGTGGCCAACGTAATGCAGGCGAGCTTGCTCCAGAGAAAATACTTGAGTACAACTTGCCGAGCACCACCACGGCCAAGGATGATTTGGCGAAGGTGCCAAAAGCACCAAAAGCGGAAAATGATGAAAGCCTAAATAAAATGCTTGAGAAAAGCGTGGTGAAAGAACCTGTGTATCACGCATCAAAGGCAGATGTAAAAACCTTTTCTCCCGAATACAAAACAGAGCTCTCAAGCATGGGATATCACTTCGGCACAGCAGATCAGGCAAATTTTAGAACAGGGCAATACGACTTCTCTGGCGATAACGTGAACATTGGGAAGTATTATTTAGACATCAAGAACCCATTAGAAACATCTCATATGGGGTCTTTTGCGCCTGACCACTTGGCTGATCAGATGATGGAGATGGGTATACTCGACCCAGCTAAGTACGATGCGCTTGCAAGCAAACTTAATTATGAATCCGTGCCTTTAGGAAATGCGTTGGTAAAGATTCTTAAAAAGAATGGTTATGATGGCTTGAAGTATGCAAACGAAAGGGAGGGAGAAGGTTTCTCTTTTGTGCCTTTTGACGCAACACAAATAAAATCAGCTACAGGAAACCGTGGCACATACGATCCTACAACTCCTGACATAACGATGGCCAAAGGCGGAGAAGTACGTAAACCCAAATGAAAACTATCGTCCACGTCAATCAGCATGTGATTAAGTCAAACCGTAAGAACAAGGTTGAAGATCCTGTTCTTACGGTCAAAACCTACAAGGACAACCGCTACGCACATGAAGTGGAAATATTGGGTCCGTCAAAAATAATCTATAGCCCTGACAAGCCCTTGTCCTGCGGCGCGCACGTCTGGATAGAAACAGAAGGTGAAGTTGTGGTGCTGCGCTGAGTGCTGAGATAACCCTCCACACGCCTCATCCACTCCGCCTTGTACTGCTGAAACTCTCGGCCAGAAGTTGTAAATTCCTGCGTTGTGCCGTCCTGCACCGAGATCAGCACAGCGCCCTGATCAATTGACGTGCCGTGAACCGTGTCGTGCGCTAAAGCGTACGCGGCCAACTGATGGAAGTAGTCACGAATCCACTCTTTTTTCTTAGGCTTGACGGATTGCTTAAAGTCCACGATACAAGGCTTATTGCGATATACGCACACCATATCCGCGGTCCCCGCATACTTTTCGGGGTAATACAATGACACTTCCGACCCCCAGATCTCATCGACATTAGGAAAGAACGTATTAATCAGCCGATACCCCATCTCGTAGCCTCTGAGCATCAACCAGTT